CAGATGTTGTAATACCTGTACCACCTGCAATAGTTAGTGTATCAGTTTTACTATCAGCTTCTGCTAGTCCACTATCTGCTTGAACATTACTAAATGCGTTCTGGTTAGCTTCACCTGATAATGCATCACCGCTATAGGCAATCGTTACAGTGTCACCTACAATACTAGTTGTAATATTTGTACCGCCTGCAAGTGTTAATGTATCTGTTGTTGAGTTTGCAGTTGTTGTTCCTGTGTCAGCATCAACTGTTTGATAAATGTTTTGTAAACCACTTGCCGCTGGTGTAATAAATCCAAATGTTCCGTTACCATTTGACGCTAATACTTGTCCACTTGTACCGTCTGTAATACTTAAATCTGTAATAGATGTTGGAATGACTGGCTTGTTATTTAAGTTATTATAGTTTGTAAAGTATGAACTATCAAATCCGTCTAGTGTTCCTGCATCAACAGCAGAACCGCCTGCGGCAACGTCAACTCCTGGTGCCCACTTAGCACCGTCCCATTTAAGAACGTTACCAGCTTGTGGTGCTTGTGATGTTGTGTCAACATCTGATAAACTGTTAATGTTTCCTACGTATGCAACTGGCTTTAAAGGATCTGTGTAATTTGTAATGGTACCTGCACTTGCATCTAAAAGCATCTTGTGCCATGCACCTGCGTGTGCAACGTATACTGAACCGCCTTCATGAACATGTAGCATTGCACCGTGATATGTGCTTGTGCTAATTGCGTTCATTTGGTTTAACGTTGCGGCATGAAATGATACCTTGTTAATTTTTGAGTCGTCGTTTGGTACATCAAGTTCCATACTTGAGTTGACGATGTCTTTCAAATTTGTTCCATCGCCTATTGCACTATACAGCTCGTCAGTGTTAGCATTAACCTTAGTAGCACCTGCTCTAAGACTATCACCAGTACCATCGTTTGCGGCTGTACCTAAGTTAATTGTTGATTTTGCCATTCCTTACACCTTATCAAATGTTATGTTTGTATTATCAAAATACGTATTTGTTGCATCAAAAGTATTTATACCATCTGACTCCACACTGGATGTCTCTGCGACAATAGCAGGAGGAGTAAGCTGATGAATAGTTTTTGCATATGTAGCATGAAAAATTAATTTAGCACCTGCATATGTATTTGCAGTAGGACTTGCGTTTATTGTTACAACGCTTTGATCTACTGTTACAGACAAGTTTACTAATTCTTGATTTATACTTGAACGTCCGAATATATTTGCAACAGCTCTATCTGGTCTAGCAACTACAGAAAGTTGCATAATCTCTTTTTCATTTGAATCAAATTCAACTGTAATTTGATATATTGCACTGCTAAATTCACCTAAATGAAATTGGTCTACTACAGTATTATACTGTACACCAATCCAGCTACCTCTGTAACTGAAGCTAGATCTATCTGGTAGACTGATTGTATTATTAGGTCCTTTGCTGAAAAGATTAGTCAGAAATTTATTCATTGTTCATGCTCCATATTGTATTTATCGTTTTACAAAGATATGTAACAGTACAATTTAGGTTAAATCTACAAGACTATGAGCATACTGAATTAAATTATCAAACGTTTCTGTTTGCTTTTTGAGGTCCTTATTAGCAAATGTATTTAATTTTTTGCTTGTTTCAACACCATATCCTGTGCGTACAAGTATAGGTTTTGCTTTTGCTTTTACTGCGGCTTTTAAATCTGTTATTTTATCGCCTACATATACCCCATTTTTCCAATTTACGCCTACTTCAGCGGCCGCCCTTTTGAACATGCCGGTATTTGGTTTAGCGTATATATCATCTTTAAAATTAGTTGTCGAATAGTATAACCCATTTATACTCTTACAGCCTATATTTCCTAGTAATTCTAGCATATAATTGTGTACTATATCTACATCAACAGCATCACAAATACCTTTTACAATACCTGCTTGATTTGTTAGAATCACAACATCATAACCTTTATTACGTATCATTTTGATAGCTTCTAAACTACCTTCTATAGGTTTGAATTGTTCTGGCTTTGTAACATAAGTTCCGATATCTTCATTAATAGTGCCATCTCTATCTAATCCAATTACAGGTGTACTCATCTAAGGTCTCCATCTATCATCTGACCAGCCGTATATATCTTTATTAAACCAATCAAGTTCATATAGCAAAATAGGATCAACAGCTAATGTTTCTTTCCATTTGTCTACAAATTCTAAAGTTTCATTACTTAATTTACATACATAATTTTGCACAAAGTCTGCCGCTTCGTGTGTAAGCGGGTGTACTTCTGGTTGATGCATATGTTTGTGTTCTGGATTTGGACTTGGTACACTAGTTGGTCTTGTAGCAAAAAATTCATCGTCTGTACCAAAGTTAAGAGCGTTTAATATAGGTGGGCATGTTGTTTTAATATCATCCTTATATTTTTCTAATACAGCTCTTATGTCTTCCATTTCTAAATATTTGTTTTTTGTATTGAAAGTTGGAGATTGTTCTTCCCATCCTTCTATATAATTTCTAAACCCAGTAGAAATTACTTTACAACCGATCTGTTCTAATGCTTTGTGAGTGCTACTTATTAATGCACAGTCTCTCATTGTTGCCCACATTAAGTCTGCCCATTGCCAAACACTTTCGTAACGATAATTATTTAAAACAAATGGATTATCTACTATAGTTGCTGTGCTAAAGTTGCCTGGTGTGTGCCAACCAGCACCCATATGATATCTATCTTCTCTAAAAAAACTAGACCATTGTAATAAAATAGTATCTTCTTTTGTAAATTTATGTTCTGTATTTGCTTCCCATAACCTTGTAGCGATATATTGATTACCTGCACCACTACGCCCCCAATTCTCTGCAACAGTTATACCTTCTGATTTATGATTGTGTAATATAATATCTGCCCAGGTGGGGTAGAAATATTGTGTTAGACTGCAACCAAACGCAAATGTTCTCACGTTAATCTCCGCAATAATTGTATCATCATTTTATGCGGTATAGTTTTAGTTCTATCAAATTGTATCTTATGTTGTATTGCATTTTCAACATGCTGTTTTGCACCTTCAGGCAAACTTTCATATTGTTTTGCAATACTTTGATTATTAAATAATCCTAGTCCGTGCATGACTATTGCAAAATTATATTCGTTGAACAAAACTTTTTTAGTATGAGCAGTCATGTCATCAGCAATAGGCATCCTATCTTTCCACATTCGTAAATTTTTTTCTAATGATTCTGGTAATGGCATTTTAGAAACTGCTTGCCAAAATGGTGTATCTTTTCTATCAGTTATATAATGTAAGGCAATAAAGTCTCTAATGTTATCCATTATACTGTTAACTTCTAGATTATATCTGTCTATTGCTTCTTGATTATAATTTATAAGTCGTTGTGCTAATAAAAAACTTTGGTTAATACTTGTGCCTATAGAACTTGCTTCTAATGGTTCAACAAAACTAGCACTAAGACCTATTGCACATACATTTCCTATCCAAGATTTATCTAATGCTCCTGGATCAAATTTAATATTCTTTCTTACTTCAACTTTATGACCTAGATAGTCTTCAACTTCCTTTTGTGCTTCTTCTGCTGTAATAAAGTCACTATCAAAAATATATCCGTAGCCTTTACGTCCTTGAACAGGAATACGAAACATCCAACCAGCATTCATTGCTTTTGCTAATGTCCATAATGGCAATTCTTCTTCTTCTGGTGTTGGAAATACAATAGCTTCTTTCATTTTTAGATATTTGCTATAACTTTGCCATTCAGCACCAAGTTTTCCAATTAATAATCTAGCAAATCCTGTGCAATCAACATAAAAATCATATTCATACTTGTCAGTTTCACTCTTAATGTAATCAATATTGTTCCATTCACTAACAACTACTTCAGTAATTTCGTCATCAATTACAGTACAGCCCATTTCTTCAGCTTTGTTTGTTAGAAAATTGTTTAACATTTCTGTATTGAAATGGTATTGGCTTACACCTGTGTCATTAGGACGTTCCTCCATAAATTTGTTGAAAGGAACATTATTGTCCCATAAGTAATCTCCTGTCATATCTCTTGGGTCAACATTTTCCCCTATTAATTTTGCATAAGCAATAGGCATTCCCATTTGTTCCGCTACAAATGGATCATGAACATTTTGTAAATAAGGCTTAGTAGCCCAATCTTCAAACATAATACCTGTTTTGAAAGTTGTTCCACACTTATTAATTAGGTCAGCAGTCTGTATGCCAACAAAATCCATAAATGCTGACCAATGTTCAGTACTACCTTCACCTACACCTATTGTTCCAATTTTTTTAGATCTTAAAATATCTATATTGAAGTGAGGGAAACTTGTTTTTAATATTAGTGCAGACACAAATCCTGCTGTGCCACCACCTACTACTACTATTTTCACGTTTTCTCCTAATGGTCTAATGTGTACCATCCGCTTATAATATACTTAACACCTTTATATATAGGATTACCTCGATGTGGATGGGTAAAGTAAGCAGGAAAGATTGCTAATTTGCCTGGCTCTGGCTTTACCTTATGTCCTTGATATAAGAATTCTGTTTCGCCTCCTTCTTCTACCCCGTTTAAGTAAACAGTATATGCAAGTACCCTGGTGCTGGTAGGTACATCAGCATTTTCACAGTGCCATGCGTGATATCCTTGATGCGGTTTCGTCTTTTGAACACTCATACCTTTTGCTGTATGTTGAAATAGTAGTCCTAGACTTTCATATTTTGTTTTATATTTCTCTAAATAAGTTTTGTTTAGTGTTTCAAAAAAGAATTTACATAAATCTTCATCAGCATGGTAATGGCTATTGTGATTTGCCCAGTCCATGTATATACGTTCATCTTGATTTCTGTCTATACCTTGTTGTTGTATTGCTGTCATTTGCATAGCAGACAATTCTTCAAAGCGTTTAATTACTTGCTTACACCAATCAATAGGAAAGATGTTATTGTATACTTCAACTCCGTCATAATTTCCTTCCATATTACCTCCTATATAAAAAATTGTTGATTCAATCTATAGTTATCACCAACAAACATTCCTTCTTTAACATATGCACTGTGCAGTATTGCTTGATTGTATAGTATCATACGATTAAATTGCATTGGAACCATACCAATCATTTCCCAATCATGTATACTGTCATTAATATATTTTGTTACAGGCATTGTACCTTCTACATCATAAGTATGAGTAACAGTAGGATCACTATAAAATGTTTTTCCACCAAAGGTATAGAAACTTGTACCACCTGCACTTTCATTTTGATCATTTAAATATATTGTTGATGCTAAATTTACTCCACTTGTATTATCCATATGTGGACAGATAGGTGGTAGTGTCTCTGTTTGCATAACATTAACCATAAATGTTGCATTCATAAAACTTCTTTGCATATATTCGGGATCCCACATACGAGTTATTTCAGGAAAATATTGTCTTGCTAATTGATCGTATATCCATGCCATACTATCTAACTCATAAAAAGCATTTATTCTGTATGCAGGATTGTTTCCTCTTATTCTTCTATTACGTGATGCTGGAATGTTAAGAGCAAGTTGCCTTACATCATAAGGATTTTTATAAAAGTTGTCAACTACAACAATAATATCTTTGTTTGGACCTACTTGTTGTAGGTTTACATCGTAGTCAGGGTTAATTTCAAAAATAGTATCTTCATTAATTGTATTTTTAATCATCTTGTTTCTCCGACAACACAAAATTTGCACTAATAGTTGATCTAATTTGATCACTTGTATTGCTTGATACATAATGTTCTAAATTACTAGGAAAGAATACTATATCTCCTTCCTCTAATGGCGGTGTAACTCTATTATTATATCTAAAAGGTTGTGTTGATAATGCTGGCAAGCCTGATTGATGTAAAAAGTCATAGGCTTTATTATAAAAAACAAAGTTGCCACTGTCTTTTGGTGTGTTCATCATATAAGCACAACTTATCTGAGCTACACCTACGTGATTATGCACTTCTTGATAATGTCCTGGCTTATATCTATTAAGCCAACACTCTATTCGATAGTCTAACTTGATATCTATACTATAATTTTCAAGATATTCATTAAGTCCTTCTACTGCTGATCTAATAAATGTCTTAAAAGGCAAGTTTGTTGCATCTGGATTGCCGTATGTAGTGTCAACTGGACTGTACCAAGTAGTAACTTGCTTAAAGTATTCATCATTATCTAATACTTCAGCAAAATCCTTTTGTACTTGCTCGTGTTCAGCTAATTTAATCTTATAAACAGGTATAGAATATAAGTTTACCAACATTAGTTCTTCATTTCTATCAACTTGCCATACTCTGGTAAGTAACAGTACTCCATTTCACTGTTGTAAAGTGTACGTACAGCATCATCTAATGTTTCAACTAATGGTTCGCCGCCTAGATTAAAACTTGTATTAAAAATAATTGGTACTCCAGATGCTTTGTAGAACTCTTCAATCAATTCATAGTAATGTTTGTTCTGTTCTCTTGTAACAGTTTGAATCCTACACGTACCATCTACATGAATTATACTAGGAATCTTTTCTGCAACACCTTCTTGGCAGTCCATTGCGTACATCATGTGTGGACTTTGCTCTAATCCACGCATATCAAACCATTCATGTGCGTGTTCTAGTAGTATTGTACCAGCAAAAGGTCTAAAGTACTCTCTACGTTTCACTTTATTAACAAAATCCTTGCCATCTTCAAAAGTAGGATCAAAAAGTATGCTTCTATTACCTAAAGCACGTGGTCCGTTTTCACTTTTTCCTTGAAATACTGTAACAATATTTTTGTTTCTAATTATTTCTACAACTTTTGCGTTATCTGCTTCAACAACCGAAGCTCCATACTTACTTGCAGTGTTTTCTATTTCTTCATCACTGTAACAATATGCAAATCCTTCATATATTGTTTCTGCATATGGTCGTACTTTTGCATTTTTTGATGTTTGATGATATATTAACATTGCCGCACCCATTGCTGTACCTGCATCGTTACTTACTGGTTCAACATATAACTTAATACCTTCTTTGTTAAGTTTATCTAAGTACCAATAGTTTGCAACACAATTTAAAGCATAACCTCCACTCAAAACTACATTTTTATTACCAGTCATTTCAACTGCTTTCATTATAAGTTTTAAAACTTGTTCTTGTGAACCTTCTTGTACTGCATATGCTAAATCTCTTCTATTTTCTTGAGTAGTAAGGTCGGTTTTGCTGTCTATTACGTCTTGTTGTGTTTGTAAATAATCATATTTTGCTTCATTTACTAAAGCCGCATTAGGATATGTAGGAATAATAACACTTCTATCAGAAGATGTCCACATTCCTCCGTGTCCATCTGTATAAATTGGTGGAATTTTAGGGTTAGGCTTTCCATAAGGTGCTAATCCCATAGTTTTTCCTGCTTCGATAGGTTGAAATCCGCAATATTGTGTTACTGCTTCGTATGCTTTTACAATTCCTGCGGCGTCATCTAATACTAATTCATGAAATCCTTCTTCTCCTTCACGATCCGATGGAATATATGGAATACGTGTACCTGGATAAGGACCATTTCCGCCTTGATGCTTGTACAAAGTTTTAAATGCATCTGGATATGCACAACTAAAAATACTTTCACATTCCCATGTCATATATTCTTCATTGAAAACACCCATATTGATGTTCATAGGAATAAATGTACCTGCACCATCAACAATAACACTAACTGCTGTTTCAAATCCTGAACGGTAAAATGCACATGCCGCATGTAACTTGTGATGTATATGACTCAAATCAATTACTTGTCTATGATTATGTTGTCCGTCTGGTGTATAAGCATTATCGTTTCTATCAATTAATCCTAGCTTTCTTGCTAGTCCTGTATACATATCTCCTCCACTGAAGTCAATTCTACTAGACTCTGCTAGTGGTTGTGTATGTGCTACAACAAGATAATCTAATTTATCTGTGTAATCTAAAAATTTTGTCATTGCGGCAAGAGGTCCGCCATCGTATTTTTTGCGAGTTAGGCGTTCTTCTTCAATTGAAAACACAATTTCACCGTCTTTTAGAAGAACTGCTCCACCGTTGTGTCCTCTTGTAATTGCTCCAATCCACTGTGTCATACTTTATTTTCCTTTATATATTTTAATAACCTATTTTTATACCTTGCGTTGTTAAATGCATCATAGCATTCTTGTAAAGGCGTTGGTAAAAAGCGTTTTGCTTTTAAATTTTTATAACCTAAGCACTGCATTACTGGTCCTGTTTTAGAATCAAATAATTTAGCACTATCAAATCTTACCATTTTAATTTTTTCTGTTGTGTTAAATTTAAAATAACAC